TGGGAGATAGAGGCGGAGCAATTGGCACAAAAACACCAGAAGGAGCGTGCTGACCTTGATCAGCTTCTTGCAGATAAGAAAATTAGTCAAGAAAGGTATAATGAGCAACTCTCTTTGATGAATAGGCAACATTCTCAGGAAGACATCGCATTAAAGAGGAAGACAGAAGAGATGAAGATGAGTCTAATGGCGGGAGTGTTAGGACAGGCAAAGCAATTATTAGGAGAGAATACGGCAGCAGCAAAAGCATTAGCTGTAGCGGAGGCAACAATTAATACATTTATAGGAGTTTCAAAAGCGATTTCTTTAGGATGGCCTGCTGGAGCAATTATGGCAGCTACTACATTTGCTACAGGTATGGCAAATGTACATAAGATAATGAGTACAACGGTTAAATATTCTGAAGGAGGACCTGTTACGGGAAGGAGCCATGCAGAGGGAGGAGTTCCCTTCTCTGTAGCGGGTGTTGGAGGTTATGAAATGGAAGGAGGAGAGTATATTGTAAACAAGATAGCAACAGCGAAGTATTTGCCTGTACTGGAACTTATCAATAATTCAAGTAGGCGGGGATTCAATAGACCGTTTCATTTTGCACAAGGAGATTTAGTAAGAGCTTCTACAATTAACACAAAGATAGATGTGGGACAAATCACAGAAGCGATCAAGGAGGGTGCTAAATTAGGAACCCAACAAGGGGCATTAGAAGGCACCCAACGGGGTGCATATAAGGGAGCAAGAGAGGGAGCTGTACAAGGGACATACGAAGGTTCAAGTGCTGGAACAAGTGAGGGTGTTGTAAGGGTTCTTTCTATTAATGAAAACAATAGTAACATTAAATTAACACAAGGAGCATGATTAATCTCAAGGCAATATTAAAGGGTTGGGAGAATTATATATTTACTAATCCCGAAATGGAAGCAAAGGCAAGGGAGAGAGCGAGAGTGTGTTCAACATGTCCACATGCAAAGGTGGGTACTTATCAGAAGTTTATGCCGGATTACACACTGAAAGATATTAAAGGCTTTAAATGTGATGTGTGTGGTTGTCCACTATCTACCTTATTGCGACAAGATGAAAAAGGATGTGAATTAAAAAAATGGGAATGATGAGGGTATATGATCAACTTAAGAAAATAGAACAGGACCTTAAGGTAGCTTACAAAAATGGGTGTAAAATCTCTTGTACCATTTTTAGAGATATAGAATTATATGAGCGCTATCAGGAGATGAAGGGGGGTAAGATGGATAGGTATACTATCTTATCAGATGATTATCGTTTAAGTGTTGGTGTGGTTCGTGGAATTATATATCAGCTATCAAAAAAAATTTAATGCTAAACTTACCACTATACTTACCACGAATTATATTGAATATTGATTATTAAGTGGTTATGTGTTTGAAATTATAAAGATATTTTGTCAATATTATTCCCTAAATATTGCTTGGGATGTTCTCAAATTATGGGTAGTCAGGAGGATTTTCTCTGTTCTACTTGTAGGCATGAATTAAGGGAAACGCTCTTTCATACACAGGAAGATAATCCTATGAAAGAGAAATTCTGGGGTAGAATTCCTGTAAATAAAGCAGCTGCCTTACTCTATTATGAGAAAGGAAGTATCACTCAGCGGCTCATACATGCCTTGAAATATCAAGGAAAAGAGAATATCGGGAAATGGCTGGGAGAATGGTATGCCTATCAACTTGCCACTTCTGGTTATTTTCAAGGGGTAGAGATGGTTATACCTGTTCCTTTACATCCTAAAAAACAGAGGAAAAGAGGTTACAATCAAGTAACTCTTTTTGGTAGGACAATTGCTCAAGCAC